GAAAAATTCATGCATAATTTGGAAATCAATGGAGAATTCCGAAGCGTACCATGCCTTAAAATGTACGGTGAAGAATGCCCTATCTGTGCAGTGTCTTCTGCCTTCTATAAAGAAGAAGGTAAAGATTCTGTTAACGGTAAGAAGTACTGGCGTAAAAAGCAGAACATCATGCAAGCATTAGTTATTGAAGACCCACTGGCTCCAAATGCGGAAACTGGTGAAAATTCAGAAGGTAAGATTTGCTACATCAATGCAGGTTTCCAACTTTTCAGCGTTATCAAAGAAGCACTTACGGGTGGTGATTTGGAAGCTGTTCCATGGGATATGCGCGAAGGCTACGACTTTATAATCAAGAAAACAAAGCAAGGCGAAAACGCCAAGTATGACCTTGGTTCAAAATTTGTACGTCGTCAATCAAGCCTTACAGATGATGAAATTGCGCATGTCGAAGAAGAAGGTATCGACTTGGCTACACTTATTCCCGGCAAACCAGCCATTGAAAAAGTTGAAGCAATGTTAAATGCAGCCCTCACAGGCGAGCATTACGAAGACGGTTTTAATTCTGGTGGTAATAGTGTATCAACTAAACCAGCCGTAGTAGAATCAACACCTACCCCAACTGTGACAGAAACGACTAAACTTGTAGTCGATGAAGTTGTAAGTGAACCAGTAGTAGAAACACCCGCCTCTGCCGCAGGTTACGCCGACAAAGGTAACGACGTATTAGAAATGATAAAAAACCGCAAACGCAGTGAAGCGTAAGGTAACTTATCATGGCTGATTTTCTCGCGGGAATGAACAAAACCCTACAGAAGTCTGGATTCGATGTGGGGGAGGCACCTCCCCCACGTTGGTGGATTTCAACAGGTAATTTTGTATTAAATAAAATTATATCAAAACACTTTAACCGTGGTATTCCACAAGGTAGGCTAACTGCTTTGGTTGGACCAGCGGGTGCTGGTAAATCTTACATACTTTGTAATCTCATGCGCGAAGCGCAGAAGGATGGTATGTTTGTTGTAGCGCTCGATTCCGAAAATGCATTATCTGATGATTTTGTTTCGGCTATTGGTGTTGATATCAATAACAACTATAGCCACATTCATGTGGATACAATATCTAATGTTATTTCGGCAACGTCTACTATTATTCAAGGTTATAAAAAGGAGTATGGGGAAAAGCCCGATGCACCAAAACTTTTTATAGGTTGTGATAGTCTGGATATGTTGGTAACGGATACCGAAGCAGATAACTATGTCAAAAAAGGTATTATCAAGGGTGACCAAGGTCAGAAGAACAAGCAATTAAAAGCTATGCTTCGTGAACTTGTCCACGCTATTAAGAAGAATAATATCACAATGGTAGTTACTGACCAAGTATACAAAAACCAAGACCCATTGAATGGCGAAGGTGTATGGATAGTTAAAGATGCTGTACAATATTCTTTATCTCAAATTGTAATGATAACGAAACTCAAGTTAAAAGACGATAAAAAGGATGCCCGGCATGTAACTGGTATTAAGATGAAGTGTCTTGGTCATAAGACACGTTTTGCACAACCTTATCAATCGGTGACGATTGAAGTACCTTATGAAACTGGAATGGACCCATATAATGGTTTATTGGCAGTTGCTAAGGAACTTGGAATTGTAACCCAAGCGGGTGCGTGGTATGCGTTCAATGGCGAAAAGTTCCAATCCAAAAACTTTGGCAATGTAGCAGAAGCTGTATTGGCAGAATGTGAAAAATCTACAGTGGACTTCCTTGAAGCTGCTATGGAAGACCACGATGAAATAGGTGTAAAACAAGACACCAGAGAGGAAAAAATAGCTAAGAAATTAGACTAATAATTCTGTTGACATTAATAACCATATAGTGTATAGTCGCACTATATGGTTATTTTTGATTTAAGAGAACGAAATGTTTACCCACCAAATTAAAGCGTTCCGCACAGCAGCGGAACTTATGAAAGACAACATGCTAGTCAAGCACTACGCAGGTTCTATTTCTTATGGCACCAACCTTCCTACGTCCGATGTGGACTTCCGTGGAATTTTTTGTGGTGACCCAGTTAATATCCTAACCCCCTTTTATGTTATTCGTGAATGTGACGATGCAACAGAAGAAGATACTAAGTTATATGAACTTGCACACTTTTTTAAACTGTGTTTAGATTGTAACCCAAATATCGTTGAAACTTTATGGGTTGACGATTCCGATATTACGTTCCGCACCGAAGCGTATGACTTTATCCGTGAACATCGGATGGACTTCTTGTCATCTAAGATTGCATTCACCACGTCTGGATATGCACTTGCGCAATTGAAGCGCATTAAAGGTCACAACAAGTGGATTAATAATCCGCAACCTGAGTCTGCGCCAGCACCAAAAGAATATGTTTCTTTGGTTCAATATTTTGGTGAAGATAAGATGATGAAATTCAATATCGATGAATGGAATGATGACCACGAATTAATTCCGTATGGTAGTGACGTATTTGGTGTAGTCAAGGCGAAAGGTCGAAAGCTATTTGACCGATTTGGTAAGTTGAATACTGATTGGAAAGGTAGCCGCGAAGATTTGCCGCCAGCTGTAATGATTGTTAAGTTTAATAAAGCTGTGTTCAAAGAATTTTTGGAGAAGCACACAAACTATTGGACTTGGAAAAACAACCGTAACGAATCCCGTGGTGAACTAGAAGAACTTCACGGATACGATACTAAACATGCTATGCATTTGGTTCGACTTTTGCGCATGGGACAAGAAGCATTGGAAACTGGACAAATTATTGTTAAGCGCCCAGATGCTGAAGAACTATTAGCAATTCGCCATGGTTCTATGACGTATGAAGAAATCCTTGAATATGCAACTGATATGGATGATATAATTCGCAACAAGTTGTATAAGACGACAGACCTTCCAAAGAAACCCGACTTGAAAAATGTCGCTCAACTTTTAATGGATACACAATTTAAGGTTTGGGATTGGGAGTAAATGGTACCACGCAAACCCGTAGACTTTTTTGGCGAAGACAGTCCGTTGTTCGCCAAAAAAGCTGCGCCTAAAAAGAAGACAGTTAAGAAAAAGGTTGTCGTCAAGAAACGTGCAAGAAAGAAACTTGCCATTGGCGACTTATTTGATGCTAAGAAACCGACGCCTAAAAAGCGGGGACCAAAATCACATGCTCAACTCGATGAAGAGAAGATTGTCACTGAAAATAAACGCATTGCGAAAAAGCGTGTACAGCGTGAAAAGAACCGTCCGAAGAAAGTGGAGAAGTCTTTTCCGAAGGTTACTTCACCTGCGGATTGTAAGAATATTCTTCCCGCTTTCAAGAAGAAGTTAAAAGAACAATGGGAACTATTGGAAGATGGTACCCTTGCAGAAAGTTCATCAGTAGCAAGCTACATAAATGGTGTTATGTCTGTCTGTAAAGAAAAACGACCGAAGGAATACGACGAACTGTATGTATTAAGATTAATAGCAAAGAGAATTTATAGTGAACGAAGTGGAAACTAATTTGGAAGACCTACGGGACTTATACATTGAAGATTTACGAAAGATTGTAAACTACGGCGGCATCGACAGAACTCGCGTAGCACATCCGGGTAAGTGGCGAAATTTGAAAGCTAACTTAACCGAAAGTACCAAACCGACTGTATCATTAGATGGTAGAAAAGTTTGGGCATGGTCAGACCAACACTTCTGGCATAAGAACATTATTGAATTTAGTGAACGACCATATGATAATTGTATCCAGATGCACGAACATATGCTCGCCAACCATAACGAAATTGTAGGTAAAGATGATATTGTTATTTGGGGTGGTGATGTTGGCTTTAAAGGAACAGGTGTCCTTAATGAAATGCTGGCTGAATATAATGGTTACAAAATTTTGATTGTTGGGAACCACGACTTCAACGGCAAGAAAATGCGCAAACTGGCGTTCGATGAAACGCATTTGGTTTACACAGTTGAAACGCCCGAAGTTAGTATGTTGTTTACACACTATCCAATGTATAATATCCCTAAGCCTTGGGTTAATATTCATGGACACTTGCATGCGTTCCCGAATCCGATTTCTAATCACCCAAGGCACATTAACATCAACTGTGAAGTGCAGGGATATAAGCCCCGACCATTGGTCGAAATTGCAAAAGCCGCGCATATGCGGGTGCTGGCAGACGAAATATGAAAAATAGATTTTTTATTATGATGAGTAGTCAGAACGGCGATTACGTTTTGCCGATAGTTGGTGAAGACGAAGAAGTGATGCTATTTGAAACACAAGAAGACGCAGAAGATTGCGCCACTGACCATTCATTTTGTCAGGCGTTTGGGTATGAAGTATTCGAACGCGGCACTGGATTATAAATAGGTATATGGTAAAAGAAAATGAGTAAGCACAATCACGGCGGATTTGCACATGACGTATCGTTCATAATTCGCCAAGTATCAACACTACCACCCGAAGAAATTCAAATCCTATATGGTATTGAATTGCTCGAAGATGGTAAAGTATTTGACCCAACATACAATCAGAAATTTGATAGTGTGGGACAATGGGCTGAATTTAGTGTTAATGAAGACCTAACCGAATATGTTGAACACTTCACATATGATGACGGAGAATATGACTAATGTTAATGGAAGAAATACAACCACAAGAATATAAAATCATGGTTGACATGGACGGTGTCCTTGCCGATTTTATTCGTGGCGTCAATGAGAAAATACCCGGTGGTTATATAGAGGGCAACAACAAGCAAATGTGGAAGGACGTTAAGGAATATAGTCAGAATGGGGGGAGACTTTGGGCTGAACTTGAACCTATGCCTGACGCTATGGAACTGTGGAACTACGTGAAGCAACACAACCCCGAAATTTTGACATCAGCAGGTAACCCTGCGTTTGGTGCAGATGAACAGAAGCAAGAATGGATTAAGAACCGCATCGGCAACCCAAAAGTTAACATCGTTAGAAAGTCTGCGGAGAAGGCAGGCATGGCTACACCACAGACTATATTGATTGACGACTTACCTAAATCAATTGACCCTTGGGTAGCCGCAGGCGGCATTGGTATCTTGCATACTTCTGCCAAAAACACAATAGCGGAATTAAAGAAGCTTGGATTGTGATAACACTTAAGACGTTCTTTAATATCCGCATTGAAAAAGCCGCAGCATGGCGCAGTGCTTGGAATGCTTTAGCCAACAGCGACAGACGTATTGGTAGATGGCAATTACAATCACAACAAGAATATATAGAACATCGAGCACAATTAGCAAACCTACGAATTGCAGAATTAATGCAGCAGTGGGATTTACATAAACCAGAGAGAAGATAATGTATACAGCATACGTACTAACCGAAGAAACCCGCGAAGCCCTTCTTGAGCTTTACCCACCAAAATATGACAAGGTCGTTGCGGAACATATCACCGTTGACTTCGGCGTACCAGAAGCCACCCCCCTGCCCGATGGTGACTGGATTAAGGTCATCGGTGAAGCTGACAGCAAAGATGGCTTACAGGCACTTGTAGTGTCCGTAGACGGTGCTTACAGACGTCCAGACGGCAAAGTATACCACATCACATGGTCGCTTGACCCTGAAAAGTATAAGCCTGTTGATTCTAATGAATTAATCGCGGATTATTCAAACCGCTGGAAATTGGGCTTGGGTGTCACCATCGAAGCAGAACCAACCCTTCTAAAATAAAGCTTGACAATGTAACCTAATTAGTATATAATGTGTTTTGTAAGTTGAATAGACCCCACGATGAACCCTCGAAAAGTTCTAGGGCGTGAGTGACCGCCTAGCGTACAATGCAAGCTCGCTACCTGTATGTAATATACCACCGCTAGTATTCAACTTACAACCAAATTATATAGGATTAGCAATGAACGAATATCAAACAAAATTATATAACGAATTAGTGACTCTTGTCGATGGCAACGAGGAACAAAATTATATAACGAATTAGTGACTCTTGTCGATGGCAACGAGGCATTCTTCTTTAATGATTGGATAGTTGAAGATACTATTTTCCGTAACTTCAATTACCGTCTTGCATCTTACACCGACTTCTTAGAGCCAAGTGCTTTGGAATGTCGTGGTCACATGTTTGAAATTGACAAAGAGGGTAACCCAATTCGTTTAGCTTCGCTTTGTCCTGAGAAGTTCTTTAACCATATGGAAAATCCTTTCACTATGGATTTGGATTTATCTGATGTTGAAGAAATTCAAGATAAGGCAGACGGTTCTTTAATCACTACGTATACATTCCACGGTAATTTATATCTTAAGACGAAAGGTTCATTGACTTCCGACCAAGCAGTCGCTGCTAATGCATGGCTGTCTCGTGAAGAAAACGGTGCGTTCCGTGTCGAATTAATTAAGGCAGAGCAGTTGGGTTGCACTGTCATCATGGAATGGTGTGCACCAGATAACCGCATCGTATTGCCTTATCCAACTGCACACTTGAAAGTGCTTGCTATTCGCGTTCGTGATACTGGTGAATATGTTGAATTTATCGATGTGGATTGTGAACACTTTCCAGAAACATTAAATCGTTGGACTAAGATAATCCAGACCGATGACCCCGAAGCTTACATTCATGCTGTAGATGATATGCAGAAGATTGAAGGTGTTGTATTCCGTATGAAGAATGGTCAGCGTGTTAAGAAGAAAGGTCAATGGTATCTTGCATTGCATCAT